AGATCAATTGCATCATTGTTTTTCGTCACGACATTGTAAATGTTTCTTTCAGTCTTTGCCAAAGAATTGTAAATTGCGTTGTTACCTGTGAGCGAAGGAACTTTTGTCCAATTCTCAGACAACTGTCCGAACTGGTCTAATTTGTATAGCCAAACATCTGTGTCGTTGATGTTTGGTGTGTCAATACTCTTGATAAAATTAGTGACACTGGTATCTACTGTGAAATCTTGATACTCGATCGAACCTTGTTTGAACAAGAAGAAAAATCCTGTGTTGTTAGAACTGTCCCCTGCTCCATCTGTCCTATATGTGTACGTCAGTCCTGTACCAGACACTGGTGATGACTCGTATATTGATTCCGATTCACTTATTGTGCTAGGCACTATCTCAAAATTTCGAGAAACACCGCCTACCGATTTCTGGAAGTTGAAAACTGGGAGATCCAATTGATTAGAACTGAGTGTGTATACGTCTGTGTCTATGCCGCCTATCTTGCTAGACTCCCTTGGATTGCCAAACAGTTGCCCTGTCTGGTTTGCCGCATTCAGTATGGCAGTGAATTGCTCTCTGTAGTTTGCGTTGGCAGAATCATTCCAAATAATATTTTGATTTGCTAGATTTGTCCCTGTGCTGTCCTGTACATCCTGTGTTGTGGATATCGAATCAACCTTCAATAATCCTGTGCCGGGTCTGTTTCTCTTTGCGTTGTAGTTGATTAGTCTCGCTAACCTTAAAACTGAATTCCTTCTTTCCGCTGTTTCAAGGAAGTTCTCCCTTGCGTTCAAGTCAACCCTGAAAGAAAGTGCTTGTGCAATGTAGGCTATCAGATCAATTAATGCCACGTACTCAGAACTCTCTACGAAATCATTGAAATCATCCGGGTAGTTCTCACGTAGGTAGGCCACCATCGTCCTACGTAGAGTTTCAAAATCATAACTCTTGAAATCAGCCTGTTGGAAAGCCTGGTAGATCTTTGTCCAATCTTCCGCGACTAATAATCTGTTCTGTCTATCTGTAGTGGCCATACTGTTTGTATGGATATTTATATATTAAATTAAGTGCGTACTTTAAGATAGGCGTAGCAGTGAATTCTCGTCGAAGTTGAAACGTAGTTTCTCGGTAATATTCAAAGGCACATATGTGATTGTGGCCTGTATGGCTATGCCCTTGTCCGCTTCCGTTACCAAGATCTCCTGTGTGCTGATGCGTGGATCCGCGTTGAGATTAGCAGTGATGTCGTCAACTATGGCGTCCTTCAACGCTTCTGTGAATGGTTCGAATATGGCATCGTATATTATGGTGCCGAACTCCGGGTTCTCAACCCTCTCGCCCTTACGTATCGATAACCTGTTGATGAGGTCCTGCTTGGCCACTTCGAAGTCGTAAAGTTTGAAGTTACGCTTGTCCGCACGTGAACTGAAACCCTTGAAGGTCACTGACTTGTTTGATAGGTCTCCTGATCCTGAATCTCCATATGCCATATTGTATATTTACTCCCTAAAATTTAAACTTACCAAAGAAGTTCTTTATCCCTTGGGCACCAGGCAGTTTTCCTATCTTGGACGCTATATTTCCGCCAACGTTCTGTAGGAATGTCTGTTTGCCCATGGCGGCATCTCTGGCGTTGAACAATCCTTTCGCCGTCGCAAACTTCTTGATCGAGTCCATGGAAAGGATCTTGCCTCCGACCACAGTGGTGTAGTTCTGCGTTATGCTGTTGAGCGTGCCTATGGTTCCTATCACATTGCCTGATTTCAGGTTACCTTTCAATCCGTCTATGGTGTTGAGTGTCTTGTTGGCCACGTCAATTGCCCCAATGGCCGTCTTGTTGGTATCCCCGGCGAGTGAGAACAACTCACCTGCCTGGTTTACGAACACGTTGTCTTTAAACAGTTCCGTGCTCTTGCCTGAGAAAACATCCACCACCTGAGATGTGAGGGTGTTGGTCAGATCTTTGATGTCTGAGTTGAACTCTATGCCCTTGATCTTCTCCGTGATGCTGTCCTTTATGTCAAATGGCAGATCTATTTTCTGTGTGATTCCGTATATCTCATTGTACTTCAATCCAAATTCGGTCAATAACTCTTTGGCCTTGGCCGCGTTGGTGCTGTTGCCTATCTTCTGTTTCACATATTGTATTGCGTCCGCTTGGTACTGTGCGTCTCTGATTGTGCTGTTGGCGTCTAACCTGTTCTGCTGATTTATGAATTCTGCCGTGCCTGGTGTGTTTGCGTTCCTGTACCACTGTTTCTTGTCATCAGCGTCGATAGGTATCACACCATCACCACTAATCACACTTGCTCGGAACATGGGTTCGTGTGTGACCAACCTGTGAACTGTGGTCTTGGTCTTCCTTGTGAATTCCTGTAATGGTTTAAGTCCTTTCTGTGCCAGTTCCACATCTCCCTCTTCTCTGAGATTCATACCGACCTTCTCTGCGTTCAACCAGTGTGGTCCCCACTTGGCTATACCCTGCTCGCCATCGTCGCCTACACCCTGCATGGGAAGGTTCAAATCAATCCTACCACCCTGTACGTGGAACTGTCCTAGTGCTCCATGCAGTTGAGCACCTGGGGTGTATGAACTGATAGAATTCAATGCGTAGTTCTGTATGCCTCCCGCGGGAGAACTTTGAAGTATGGCCTTGTCTCCAACAGTCACAAGTGCGTCAGCACTCTGTATCATCTCCTTGGCGGAACTCATCCTGATCTGTCCGTTGGCGTGCATGTTGATATTCAAATCTGAATGGAGATTGAAATCTCCCTCCGTACGTAAGTTTATACCACCAACACCAGAGTAGACGTCTATCCTCCCATTTGCCTGCATCTCAATGTAGGCGTTCCCTGAAGCGTTCGCTATGTACACAATTCCTTGTGTGTCATGCATCAGTAACTGATGTCCGGATGCTGTCCTTAATCTTGTCAATTGGTTGTTGCCATTTGTGTCTCCGTCGTCCATCACGAATGTGTGTCCTGACCTTCTTGTCACAAAATCTTTTTTGTTAGTATCTTTTGTTCCCACAGTTTGTTGTGTGGTTGTCTTGTCTATAGGACCTGGTGTGCTGATTCCAAAAACACTGCTAGGCGTCTCTCTCCTAGCCGAACTGGTTGTTGTCCCCCTTATGGTGTCCTCCGACAGTCCTTGTTTCTGTAATACCTCTGCCATCGGGTGTATTGGCTTGTTGAGGCTATCATAGTTGGTTGCTGTCACACCCGGTATGCTCCTGTTGATTTCTCCTGACGGAACAACTTTTGTTCCATACGTGTCCATCTTGTCCACATCTGAACTGAATTGTCCTGCTGGGCCACCACTGCTTTTGTCCCAGGTCTTCTCGCTGGATGCGATTCCCGGAACCATGTGGTTTATCAAAGGCTCCTGCACACAACCTATCCAGAACGCTTGGTCCATTTTACCTTCCGCAAATATCACAAGTACTCTCGTGCCTATGTCGGGTGGTACCGCCCAGAAGCCATAACTGTGTTGGCTGTGTTCGTACTTGGTTGATCCCGGAAGATTATACCTCACATCCTTTGCACCATAGAACGGCGAAAGATACTCACAGGTTATGAGGTTTCCGCTGACAGGATCTGATGTTTTGCTGAGGCTGGGTATGTTGACCTGTAGCCTGCCCATCTTCAATGGATCGGTATTGTTCTTCACAACACCTATGTACGGTCCGGCATTTTCACCTGACCACTGTGTGTCATTGCCCGGTGCCTTGGCCGTGGATGCGTGTCCTCTCAAATAATCTTTACTTGCCATTATGATAATCCATTGGGGTCATTGATAATTTTTTTGTCTACAACTCTCTGCCAAGCATTACCGAATGCGGTATGAGAGCCTACACTAGTTATTACACCGTTTTTCTTGACGATTTTTTCGTTGCTGGTCTGTGTAACTTTACGATCCTGATTGTTGAAACGTGTCATCGTCAAAGTCTGTGTGAACTTGCCATCGGTAAAGTTGTGTTGTACCTGGAATACCTTGTAGAGGCCTGAGAACACCGCCTGTCGCGATGATGAAAGTTCATAAAGACCTGTTTGATCATTGAGGTCCTGTGGCGTTTTGAATGTCAAGTTGATCACGGGTTCGGCCACGTCCACGTTGAAACATCTCAGCGTTGGATTCCATATGTTGTCTTTTTCGCCACCCCTAAAGAAATCAATGTTGTTGTCCACGGAACTGCCGTTGCTGTTCACCGGAGTGGGTGGAATGAACTGACTCTGTCCCAACCAGGCCGGATCACCCAGTATGTCCATCCTGACGATCACCATGTCAGCCGTTGGATTGGTTATGGCGTCAAAGAACTGGTCTATCCTTGCGTCAGCCTTGGCCGTCCTACCGCTGTTAGAGGTCTTGTACAGTCCCGTCTCGGACTTGGTTGGTAGTGATTCGTCCCCCATATACTTGTCCCTGTTTGTAGGAGTGCCCGTGTCCTCGCTCTGGGCAGTGTTTGGCGACGTGAATGTCCTGCTCTCGTTCGCCTCGAGATCCTTCAACCTCGATTGGTAGTAGGCCACCTTGTAGTTGATGTCTAGGTTCTGTATGTCAAGGTTGTCGCCCGTGA